GGCAGCAGGATCAGCTACGGCAGCGGCGGGATCGGCTACATCAGCGGCTGCGACTTTGGTTGATTTTGAAGAATTGTATCTTGGCGAGAAGGCATCCGATCCGACTGTTGATAATCAGGGCGGCGCATTAGTAGAGGGCGCGTTATATTTCAACACTACTTCAAATGTGATGAAAGTATATGATGGGTCTGCTTGGGTAAACGTAGCGCCGGTAGCAACTTCCGTTACTGTCAGTCAGATTTCAGACTATACAGGAACGGCAACTACTTTAAATTATACCTCAAACCTTTCATCTGATGCCCAGACTCAACTTGACTCGGCTGCTGTTTATCCTACTCAGACAGGAAATAGCGGTAAATTCTTAACCACTGACGGGTCAAGCCCTTCTTGGGCGGCAGCGGGGGCAACTCAATTTGGTGATGACCCATTAACGTATTCGGCAATTGCATCTATTGGCGGAGTCTCAGTAGATGCGTTTGAATTAGATTCTGACAGGGAATTAGTTATAACCAGTTCTATGTCGTGCATTGTTTACAATAAAACAACTTCTACTTGGGGTACAGATACAGTCATATCAAGCGGCGATATATATCTAGGAGCGGTTTTAATCGCCACAGACACTGTTTTAATCGCTTATGCTACAGCCGCTTCAACAACTTTGAGGTTTAGAGTTCTAACATTTTCAGGAACGACAGTTACTGTTAATACAGAATATACATCGACTATTACAGCAATTTACGCCATTAATCCTTCTGCTAATGATTACTACGGACACGGATTATTTGATTGCGCAACAAGCTATGTTCTTACCTACCGCGCTTCCACTGGCGCTGCCAACCAGCAAGCCACTACTGTAACCGTCTCTGGAACAGTGGTGACCGTTGGTGCTGAAAGCACTATAGAGACAACAGCCCAAAATTTATGGACAGTATCTCCCGCCGATGGTTATGTGACGTTTGCTTCAAATGACGGGACAAATTTTAGCGTACATAGCTATAGCGTGTCTGGTACAACTTTAACACTCATCAACTCTGCTTCTTACGCTAACGCTCTTGAACAGTATTATTATTACAGTTACTTGGGCAAAACAAGTGGAAATCATTTTCTATATAGACAAAGAAACGCGTCTGGCACTACGGACTTAATCGCGGCTACATTTGATGTCAGCTATAACGTCACCATTGCGGTTTATGTCGGGTTTTTATCCATAGACCCCAATTACTCTTTGAATTATGCAGCCATTTTTGATGATTCTAACAACGCTCTAGTGTTGGCAACTGAGGGGGCTACATCGGTAAACACATATAGTGGAAGCACTACAAGTGTAGGCACAAGTCTTGCGATTTATAACGCTAATTATGCTTATAGGGGAGAGGACGCTTTTTATGTGGGTTCTGGCTCTGCTGCTAGACAAAAAGTTACTCTTAATTCTGGAGCAGTAGAACTAACTGAGCTGGGGCAGTTCTATGTTCCCAATTCAACTGTGGTTGGCTTTAACAGATCGAACGGCGCTTCTACTACAAGTCTATACGCTTTATATAATGCAACGAAAATGCACTTATCCAGCGGAAGTCTTATGTATTCCAGCCGCACCGGCACAGAAGGTGGAATATCAAACACAATTAATTCAGATGGATCAATAGTCTTTTCGCCGTTAGACAACGGCTACAGTGCAAGAACGCAGATTGTTGGTGTAACTGATGCAACTTACTCTGATGCTTATGACGCTATTACTGGCAATTATAATATCAAACGGATGTCTTTATGAAAAAATTAATTAATTCTGATGGAGCCGTTGTCGGGGTTTTCAAAGAAATTATTGAACAAGCCAACGGTTATCTCTGCGATGGGGCTGAGTATCAATTTTCAGTAGTCGGTACTTGTACGATTGAGGACTATGATGGCGAATTACCAGACCGCAGAAACCCAGAAGATGTTGCTGAGCAAGTTCGTGAAGAACGAGATGAAAAGCTAGTGAGTTCTGACTGGACTCAAGTGCTTGACGCACCAGTAGGTCAGACAGCGTGGGCAACTTACAGACAAGCTTTGAGAGATGTTCCACAGCAGGACGGTTTTCCATTGAATGTCATTTGGCCTGACGAGCCGTAGTAACTGCACTAAAAGATGACGAGTAATTCTATGTCAAATAAAAAAGAGCATTATCGTGGGTTAGAAAAATACTGCACTACCGCAAAACAAGTGGAAATCTTAAATGCCTATACCGCTCATGGCAATTCATCTAAAGCCGCAGGTCAGGAGCTGGGTGTGAGTGAAAGATATATCCGCACAGTAATGTCTTTAATTAAAACTAGAGCGGCTGGCGCTGGTGATACAGAGTATTTTGATGCCACTAGATTTGTTGATTCTGGGCAAACAATCAAAGGCAAGTCCACTTTAACAAAAGACGATGAAGGCAACACCGTCTGGATAAAGACAACTTCTAAGAAAGCAACGGAAGATTTAGCGGAATCTGTTACCGATAGTATCAATGCGATGAAGCCTTGGAAGATAGTCAAGAGGCCAGCAAAAACACAACCAGATTTATGCACTTTATATACCCTAACCGATTACCATATCGGCGCGTATTCTTGGGCTAAAGAGACTGGCGATAATTGGGACTTAAAGATAGCAGAAAAGGTGTTGTCTAACGGCGTTAATGACTTAATAACTGGCTCTCCTGATAGTGAGCAGGCTGTTTTTTGTCAGCTAGGAGATTTTATGCACTGGGATGGCCTATTATCAGTGACTCCAACGGCTCAAAATGTTTTAGATTCTGATGGTCGTTATGAAAAACTAACAGAAGTGGCAACCACGGCCTGTATTAACGCTGTTAATATGCTCCTGAAAAAGCATAAAAAGGTCCATGTCATAATGGCTGAAGGAAACCATGATTTAGCTGGCTCTGTTTGGCTTAGATTGCTGATGCGGCGCATATTTTCAAGCAATAAACGAGTCACGGTTGAGGATTCGCCTTTTCCTTATTACAAATTTTCATGGGGAAATACATTTCTAGGTTTTCATCACGGGCATTTATCCAGAATAAATAAAATGGCAAGTAAGTTTTATTCCGAATTCGCTAGAGAAATGGGTGAATCTGACTATAGGTATCTTCATACTGGACATTTGCATCAAAAAGAAGTGCTTGAAGAGGGTGGTGTAATATGTGAAAGGCATCCCACACTAAGTCAGCGGGATTCGCATGGAGCCAGAGGCTTCTCTAAAACAATCAGGGCGGCTCAATCCATAACTTATGACAAGAAATATGGCGAAATTGGCCGAACAGTAGTATATCCAAGGACGGGCTAATGGAAGATAACGCCAGATTGAGAAGGGTTGAGGTAAAAATTGACGAAATGCAGCAAGCGATTGTTGCGCTTGCAAAAGTTGAAGTTAGAATCGAGACTATATTTGCTCGACAGACATCAATAGAATCTCAGATGATTAAAATGAATGACACAATACAGGGGCTTGTCAGCCACGCTAATAATCGTTTCTCAGAAAGAGTGTTCTGGATTATTGTTTGTGCAGGAATTGCGGTCTTGGTGAGGATGTTTCAATGACAGCAAATATTATAGTCGGGATACTAGAATTTGAGATTGTTTACTATGATTAAGAAAATCACAGCCAGCATGACGTTGTTAAAAAAAGGTAAGTCAGTAGCAGACCCTGCAAAATGGAAAAGCAGACAGATTACAGCCACTGTGCTTACTGGTGTGGTTTGGTCGGCTATCAATGCTGCGGAGGCGTTTGGGTATGCAATACCTGTCGATGCGGAAACGGTTGACGCTGTTGCTGTTGGTGTTCTTGCTCTTGTTAACTTCTTGCTCACACTATCAACATCTGAGAAAGTCGGGATGTGATTTAAGTATAGTGCTGATCGAGGCCAACCCGCACTGGATACACGAAGTTCCGAGTATAAGGGGCTATCAAGCCATCGCAATCAAAGTGGAGTGCATGATATGAGTTTGTTTCAATACTTAGGCTGGATAAGAAGACTCTGGGCAATGGTAGTTGAAATCGTGAAATTAATCGAACAGACTATTCCTGACGATGGAGCAGGTAAAGAAAAACTACTAGCATTTGATATTATGCTAAAAGCAGCTCTTGAAAAAGCTGATGATATTGATGACGAA